CTCCTTGAGTTGATCTGGTTGTTTCCAGATACGTTATTATAACAGATTGGTGACTTTGATTCTGCGATAATACTTGTTAGTATTGGCAGTAAGAGCACCAAGTCCCTGTGTAGTACCTTGTGCATATGGGTTAGCAACCATACCATAACGGGTTTTAAAACCGATTTTTGGTTGGAAGGTATCTTGTCCAACAGCACGAACCATTTGTAGCGGAACATATGGGCAGTAGAAAAGACCAGCATCAAATGATGAAGAACCTTTGTAGCCTACAACCAAGTAGTTACCAGTTGCATATGGGTCGATATAGACGCGGAAGCGGCCGTTAAGAACACCAGCGAAAGTATTGCCAGTATCATCAACATTAAGTGCATTGCTGTTAAGAGCAGGTGTGTAGTCAAGAACACCAGCCATCTGAAGTGCAGAAGCTACGTCTGAAGAACAGATAACGATGTTACCTTTACCGCGACGAGTGTCTTTAGCGATTTGGTTAGCTTCACGCTCAATTTGGAACATAAGTCCTTTGAACTTTTCAACTGACCAACGGCCGTTAGCATCAACGTCAAGGTCGAATGTACCTGAGACAGAAGTATTAACAGCACCAGCAACAGCAGTTGTGTAGATGGTACGAACAACTTCGCGGTTGATTTCAGCAAGGATCTCTGACTGAAGGATATTAGCCAATTCAGTTTCAGCATCCAAACCATGAACTGCTTTCAAGTCTTGAGCAAGTTCAGTGGTGTATTCAGCTTTCAAGGCACGGCTTTTTGCTTCAACTGCAACTTTTTCGATTGAGAAAGCCATTTCGGCGAAGGTGCCACCACCAGCAGAACCAAGAGCTTCAGCAGCTGCGGTTTGCATAGCAGTACCAGTTGTTTGGCCGGTAGTACCGTCAAGACCAGTTGCATGAGTACCGGTACCAGAGAAATCAGTATCAGCTTCTGAATAGAATGCTTCAACTGAAGTGTTACCTGACATTGCGTTGTACTTTGAACGCATAGCAAAGATAAGTCCGGTAGGACCAGTCATAGGTTGAACACCAGCAATATCGTAGGCGATCAGATTAGGCATTGCTCTACGCACGAGGCTGATAAGAACAGGATCATAACCGGCAACAGGACCACCAGCAGCTGCGCTTGATGTAAAACCGAGTGTACCTGCGGAGTTAGTTGGGCTTGCTTCCATTAGAAGAGACGAGAGTGAAACAGCTGTGCTATCTTCACGCAAGTTCTTTTCTGTATTTTCCAGAAGAGTAGCTGTAATTGCTCTTTTCTGTATATCTGCGATAGGTGCGAATGCGGCATGTTCTAGTATAGGACCCCATTTTGCAACTAAATCACGAGTAGATTGACTCATTTTGTCTCTCCTTATTGTTTGTTTTCATGTTTTTATTTATATAAATCGAAATTTCACTTATCTTTTTATTGAAGATATTGCTGCGGCGATAGCATTAACAGAATCGTATGAAGAAAGTTTAGGTTTTGCTGTTTCTTCAGTAAGCATTTCTTCTACTTCCTCTTCAATCACCGGAAGAGTATTTGCTTTAAAGAATGATTCCCTGATTACTGATAGATCATCAGCAAAGGAATCAAGATCTTCATAGTTCAACTTTTCAGAAAGAACACGGAAGCGTTCTACCTGAGTAGTAGTAAGACCTTCTGTCATTTCATTGAAAACTCTGTCAGCGCGAAGAGCTTTTACTTCATCAGCAAGTTCAATGCTTTCGTTTATAGCAGCATTTGCTTTTTCAGCAAGTGAAGCTAGTTCTTCTTCAAGATCAGCAACGATGTCAATTGTTTCTTCGTCAATGGCTACGTTGTGCTCATAGAATAGTGTTTTAAGACCTTCCATGAAAGAGTCAGCCATTTCAACTTTGATACCAGCTTCAATAGCAATCTTATTTTCTTCCATCCATTCTTTTACGATATAGTCAAGATAACTATCAAGATTTTCGATGATATCTTCTACTGCTTCATTGACAGATTCTTCGAGTTGTGTTTGGAATTGTTCTTCGAGTTGCTCTGTAATTTCTAGTACTTTAGAAACAGCAGATTCGTTCACGGCAGCTTCAAAAACTAGAGAAAGTTTATTCTTAAAATCTTCTGTTAGATCTACTCCCTCGAAGAGTGATTCGAATGCTTCAGACATATCTAAATCTTCTTTTACATCATTATCAGGTGTTATATCATCGACAGTATCATAATTTGGATCTACTTGCTTTTTAAGATCAGCTCTTTTTCTAGCAATTACTCCACCCTCGGCTGTAACTGGGTCCATAACTTCACCACCTTTGACAGTTTCACCGCCTTCGTGATCTGCCTTGAATTCCTGTAGGTTTTTATTGGACATTTTTATCTCCTTTATCTGGATTCATTTAATCATATTTTTTATTTATACAAATTCAATTTTCATTATCGTTTTAAAGAAGCTACAAAGTTTTCAAAGATACGAATTGCTTTTGCTTCAGAAACAATTGGTTTTTTAGAAATTACGGTTGATGGTACCACATATTCAGCCTTTATTTCTTTAACAGTTTCTGCGATAAATTCTTGAGCCTTCCATATACCGGATGCTATATCAAAAAAATACTCAGTATTTTCCATGATACCATTCACAAAACAATTAGGACCGCTAGGATCTGTTACAATATCTACAGTAGCTAAATGAAAATCATCTTGAACTTCCATGATACCTTCTTTAGTAGGTTTAACGGAACCAAGACCGCGCGTAGAAACACCAACTTTGACACCTTCGTCGATAAAAGTTTTTACAATTTCGCCCATGGGAGTGCCTAAAATTTTAGCCTTCCCTACGAAATTATTACCTTCTTGCTTCATATCTGTTATGAGGTGAGAAACGCGATCGCCGTTAATTTGCGGACCATTAGGATGACCTAATTCACCGAGTGCTCTTTTTGTTTTTATGAAGTCTGTATTATATCGAGACATTTCTTTTTCTAAAATAGTTGCGGGATATATTCTGCCGTTTCTATTCTTGATGTTTCCTTGCATAAAAATGCCTTCTATGAAATATCCCTTTTTACCGTTTTCCGACGATTCAGTAATAACGGCGCAATCTTCATTAAAAACTTCTGTTATGAATAAAGCCATTTATATTCTCCAATAGTTTAATTCTTATCTTTATTTATAAGAATATATTTTTTATTTCTTTCCTGGTATGATTTTAAGATTTCTAGCAGCGGCTTGTTTTATAAATGGATCTTTATCTTCCAGTGCTTTATGTAAATGTTCTACATTAGGATTATATTATGTACTGTTTGAAAGATAACATAGTCCAGACCGTTATTTGTATGCTATCGGAGTACAGAGAACATCTGGAACAGCTCTTATTCTGTCGGTTTTTCTCTTCTCCATAGTTTCAACTAAACCACCCGGTATAGTCATTGATCCTATAGCAGTATTAGCCTCATCTGTTGTATATATTT